GCATACGGTGGGTAATGCGGGGCGAGGACTGAAGATCGGACGCTCCGTAAGGAACAATGATGTCCTCTGCCGGGACAAACATCGCCACCTGCCTGTTTAAACTGGGGTCGAAGTAAACCTTCTTGAAGGCTGATCCGGTAATCGGTAGTGACCAGAGAAGCTTTTCATGCTCGGAGCGGTACTCAGGCATTTTCTCTGTCAACTGGTAGTTCATGTCTTCCTGAACACGAGAAGCGGCATCTTGCTTCTCTCGGTTCATCTTGCCAATGATCTGGGTCTTGACCGGGCCAGAGGCCGGGAATGTGGCGAGAATGGTCTCGGATTGAAACTTCACGACCGCCTCAGAAAGAATCGGGTGGTATACACCACAAGCTCCGTCCCAAGGTTCGGTTCGCTCTTCCATCTTCAACCCAAGCAGCCGAATCCCTTCAGCATAGGTTCTTTCCCATTCCTTCCTGGCATCCAGGTCCATCTGGATGTAATCAAGGACTTCATCGGAGACCTTGACCAGGTCGTCCTCGTCCATCTCGGTGGCGAGGTTTTCTTCAAAGGTCACCTCTTTGATTTCAACTTCAACCTCAATACCCTCTTCGCCCTCTTCGGCCTCGATCTCAATTTCGATGGGAGCGGAGGTTTCGTCGAGTTCGATCTCCATCATGCCTGCGGGCATTTGAGCCAATGATTTTTCAATCGCCATATTCTTTCACCTAGTAGTAACGGGCTTTCTTTGGCACAAAGATTCCATCTTCTTCATCGGATGGGATCTGAATGAATCCGCCCTGTCTGAACCGTAATAAAGCCTGACTTGTGGAATCCACAAGGTCGTCGTGATCACCATTGGGAAAGGAAGCCACCTCTTCAATCACCTCTTCCGCCCATCGTTTATCGGGACACCAGACCAGACCAGACGCAAACAGGTCTGATATAGCGTTTACACGGGCTATCTTATCTGATCCTTTGCTCGGTGTATATTCCGACATCGGGATGCCCATCTTTCTCATTTCATAGATCAAGGGCGCTCCAGCGGCCTTCTTCTCCACAATGAGGGTGTCAGGACTCCATTCCTTGTAAAGCTTGTAGGCCATCTGTTTGAGGTCCGGGAACTCCATCCGCTCCTTAAAGGCATCCAACAGGATCAGATTGGCAACCTCATAGCCCTCGTCATTGGTCTTGTAAAAGACCCCCCAGGTCGTACAAGCCGAGAAGTCAGCCCTGTTATTTTTCTCGAAAGCGGTGTCCCAAGACTGTATAATGTAGTCACAGCGTGGGGCTTGGTCGCTCTCCCAGATCCGCCACATATCTCGTTTGATAATGGCTCCCTCTTCGGAGGTCGGATTCTGCTGATACTGGGCCTCCCACTTGCCGACAGGAATTTCAGCCTTAATGGCTTCGAGTTCATCTTTTTTCCAAAACTCGGGCCAGAGGGGTTTACCGGACGGAAGCAGGGCGGGTAGCTCAATCACCTCCCAGTCATCCCCGTCCCGGGCCACGGAATTACTAATTACCTGGCCTGTCAGGTCTCTCTTGGACCAGCGGGTCATCACAATCACAATGCTCCCGCCCGGTTGAAGCCTCTGCCGGGGGCCAGATGAATACCACTCATACACCCGGTCATAAACGGCGGGATTGCCTTGCATGGCCTCTTGCTCAGAATGAGGATCATCAATGATCAACACATCTGCGCCCTTACCGGTCACAGCACCGCCCACACCAATAGCAAAGTAATCCCCGCCCTTGTTGGTATTCCATCTGCCAGCGGCCTTTGAATCCGAAGAAAGCTTTGTAGGAAACACGCCCTGGTAATCACTCGATCCAACCAGATTCCTGACCTTACGTCCAAAGCCAACAGCCAGTTCCGCCGTATGTGCTGTCTGGATGATCTTCTTTTCTGGATACCGCCCTAGATACCAAGCTGGAAACAAGTAACTCGCAAATTCACTCTTTGTGTGTCGTGGAGGCATATTCACTATCAGCCTCTTCAACTCACCCGCCGCAACCCTTTCAAAGGCCTCCGCCATGATCTGATGGTGTTTACCCCCTATAAAGGAAGGCCACATCTCCTTCACAAACGGCATAAACGATTCCCTGCACATCGCTCGTTTGTGGTTTTTAAGCAACGCCCAAACCTTCTCAACCTGTGGTGAGTCTTCTGGCAAAGAATCCAGCAATGTCATGTATTGCTTGATCTCGTCCTTTGTCAACAAGTCACTCATCGGAGTTTAATGGTCCTTGCCAGTAATGGTTTGGTTGACAGCTTCCCCTTCTTCTTCAACTCACTCACCAGCCTGTGTATGTTGCTTCGGCTCTTCATGCCCATGCCTATGGCTATCTCTTGTAAACAAGGAGCGAATCCTCGGATCTTGATGAACGCCTGGATGAACTCCAGAACCTTCTTTTGCTGTGGTGTTAGCTCTCTCATAAGTAGGCGCTACGTCCCGTCTCTAAACCTTTGTTTTTAAAAAATATATCCCGGGGGGTGTACAAAAACCAATATGCGAACTGATGTTCCCATAATCTGACTGTTTAAACAAGGGAGGGAGAAAAAGAAAAGGGGGGGTTGACATCATAAGGGGGGGTGGTGGGATGTGAGTTTTATACTGTATACAGCGTGGGTGTGTGGCTGTGCGTTAGGGGGGGTGGGGGCCGGTGGGGTCGAGCTAGGCTGAGATCCAGCAAGGACGGGGGTTTAGCGGGATTTGGCTTGTTTAAACGGCTTCACGTTGTCGAGCAAAGCCAAGCTGGACTTGAGTTCTTCCTTCAATTGACTGGTTGACACTTCTTCTACTTTGCTTTCGACTTTGTCTGTAAACATACCGACTGCTCTGCCCATCAATTCAAGTGCCTTTAGCTTTGTCCCTTCCTGTTTGGCTTTCTCAGCGTGTTCCATCAGTTGCTCCATAACGTGTCTGCGTGTCGCAATGGCATCGTTGATGATGCTTTCTCTGGAGGAGTGCCAGAGACCCTCGACTAATGCACTAACCCGTGGATTCTTCAGAAGCTTGTTCGCACTACTGGCGTGGCTGGCGGCATTGTCGGACTTGACTTCATAGGCTTTTTCGTAGGCTTCCCTTGGACTATGGCCTTGTAGGATCAGGCTTGCGAATGCTTTTTGTCGGGGCGTGGTTCTTGTCCTGTCCTTACTCTTATCACCTATTGGTCTACCGTCCTTACGCTTCTTGACTTGAACGCCCGCCACCGATGCTCGCAGACGCTCGCTGATCTCTAGCCCTGCGGCTGGTTCACTTTCACCGTTATCTATATCGACAATAGTGTCTTGATCTAGCGTCTCGATAAGCTTGCTCTTGTCCATCACCCGATTCCTTTACCCTGTTTAAACGAACCTGCCACCAGAGAGCAGGGTCAATTTTTGATCCTGAACAATTGTACAGTTGTTGTTGCAGATAAGCCACACTTGTGCCGGGTCTGTTCGCACTTAGGGACTTTCCCTGATGTTGTAAACCCCCTACAGGTTTACTAGGGATTACACCTATTTTTGCCCGAATGTGATCAATGTCACACAAAGGGGGTTGACACGCTTGTTTAAACACTATTAGTCTTCAGTCTGGTTTACTTTCATTTACTAGGAGGCTTAAAAATGAATGACTATCCACCAGAGTATGACCAAGAATATCTCGACAACAGTTTGCTTGCCGAGGCCTTTCCCGATGCCAAGGGTCTGGGTGATCTGTATCGCCAGACCTACAAATACACCGAATGTGGGCCTTGGTTAAGCGCACAAATCCAATACATCAAGGTGCTTGAGCCTGATGGGTTCGACGATTACCCGCACGAGCAAGAAGTGTCCGAATGGGTGCATTCAGACGATCTGTATCGCCTTGGTACATGGTCGGATATGGATGCCAATGGGGTGCTTGTCACGGCCCTGATGGTTGGCTCGATTGTCGAGGGTTGCGACAATGATGGAACAGGTAAATATGAATTAGAAGTCAAGCACCTTGATGAAGAACCCCAAGAGTTTGCCGAGCGTTTTTACGAGGCCGTGGACGAGGTCAATGCCGAGGCCAATTCCATTTGGAATGATACGCATGGTTGCGAAACTTGTGCCAAGCATTGGCATGAAGAGGGGTTAGACAACTGGGAATATGGCAGGTTTGAAGGTAATGATGGCATTACACCTGTGTGGGAAGACTGCCCTGATTGTGAGGGCGATGGTGTTTGTATTTAATTTTCAATCAGTCTGACTGACGAGGCTTGAATAGCCGAAACCCCGCAAGGGGTCTCAGACAACCAACTCGGAGGCTCAAACCATGTTGACCAAAGTGCAAAACGAAAACCTCGCCCTGATCTACGCTCAAGCTTGGTACGCTTTAGAGGGCAAGGCCATTGTCGTGTCAGTCGATTCCAACGGCCTGTTTCAGGTGCATTTCAATGACTCCCATAAAACCCTGTTGCCCGAGTGGAATCGCAAGCTGGGCTTTGGGGAGTTGCTGGATAGTCTGCACCGCATCACCGAAACCCTACAGAGCAAAAAGATCCGCTCTCTTACCGAGAGGGGTTGACAAGTCAGTTTAAACGATGCTATTGTTCGTTTTCGTTGTTTACTTTCATTCGGAGGCTCACTCTTATGGCAACAAATCGATTTCAAACCCGTGAGGACTGGTTGGCTCAAGCCGTGGCTGAGTTGCGGCCCGTGTTCTCTGCCCTCGGTCACCCGCTCCCCGACAACATCAGGGTTGCGTGTGGCTTCCCCTCTTCTAATGCCCGGTCTGCCCTTAAGAGGGCCTTGGGGGAGCATTGGTCTGCCAAGGCATCGGCTGATCAGCACCATGAGATCCTGATCTCGCCCGTTGTGGACGATCCCGTTCGGGTCTTGGGCATCTTGGTGCATGAACTGAGTCATGCCGCTACCGACGGTGATGGTCATAAAGGACGGTTCCCCGCCTTGGTGCGCTCCCTCTCATTGGAGGGCAAGCCAACGGCAACAGTCGAGGGCGAGGCGTTTAAACAGGAATATGCCGCCCTGCTGGATGACTTGGGTGTTTACCCTCATGCCAAGTTGAATGCCGGGGTCAACCGTAAGGTGCAAGGCACTCGTATGCTCAAGGCCTGTTGCCCCGTCTGTCGATACACCGTCAGGCTTACCGCCAAGTGGGCGGCTATCGGTCTGCCTGAATGCCCTGCACCCAATCACCCGCCCCAGTCGCTGGTTCTTTCCTAATCGCTTAAACACTCGGAGGCTCAAAACATGAACGATCAACAGATTCGACTCAATCTTTCCCGGCTCCCCTCACGGGGGCTGGTTGCCGTTGCCAACAATATCGTTGGTAAACTTCATCTTTCAAAGGAAGATGCCGTGGAGACCATCTTCCGCTCGATCAAATCAGGCACTCATACCATTGAAGAGGCCGAGCGGATGGTTGACCAATGGCGGGCGCTTGAAAACAAGGCTAAGTCCGAGTGTAAGGTTGATGACTTGCGAATCGACGAGGCTCTCATCAATATTCAAGACCGCCTCAAGGCGGCTGAACTCAAGGCTCAAGCCGCAGTTGAAAAGGCCGAGCGTGAGGTTCAGGCCAAGCTTGCCGGGGTCAAGGCCGCTGATTCGGGTCTGATCTCCGAGACCATCCGGGCAGAGGTTGCCAAGGTCTTTGCCCCGTTTAAACGGGACACGGCCCCCGAGGTGCTGGCGGAGATCGCTGGTCGCATCGGTCAATTCCGCACCGAGAGGGCTGGCGATATATTCCCGGTCACGGTCTACGATGGCGTGGATTTCTCTGACCTGCGGGTCGGGATCTGGGATGACCCTGCCGCCCCGGCATTGGTTGATGACTACGTTTTCAACCCGGCTCACCTGCATCAAGCATTGATTGCACTTGATGATGCGTTGCCGCATAACACTTGGCTGGCTGGCGAAAGAGGAACGGGCAAGACCGAGTTCGTCACCCAGTTGGCGGCAAGGCTTAAGCGCAAGCTTGTGCGGGTTAACTTTGACGAGGCTCTTGAGCGGGCTGATTTTATCGGGGCCAATACCATTTCAGGCGGTGACGTTGTTTGGGCCGAAGGCATCATCACCAAGGCCATCCAACAGGCCGGTGCGCTGATCCTCTTGGATGAGGT